AATGCGGATTTAGATAACGGCTTACGAGCAATGGTTGTAAAAGATGACAAACTAGTTGAAGCGCAAATTCGCGGATCTAATAGCGGCGAAGGCGGCGAAGGCGGCGAAGAAGGCGGTAATACTTCAACTGACGCGCCAATGACGATCACAACTACGCCAGTTGAGATCATAGCGACGTTAACCGATATGATCGAAGGCGCTACAGTTGAGCAACAAGCCGCGCTTCAAATAGCTATCAAAGCCCTATCAATCTAGCTCTATAACAAGTTACAACCATCGCCTCCTTAATTGGGGGCTTTGGTGGTAACAACTAACCCAATCAATTGGAGCAACCGTAAATGAAAAAGCAAATCCGCAAAGCACATAAAATTCGAGCGCGTAAAATCAAAGTAGCTCGGAGGTTAAGGTTCAAAAAAGAACTGGCACGTAGGGTAATAAAAGAAAAAAGAAAAACAGATCTTTTAGTTACTGTTTAAACATTGTATAAACCACCCTCGCCTCCTTAATTGGGGGCTTTGGTGGTAGTAATATAAACTTTTTAATTGGAGTATGTACCATGTTAAGCAAAGTACTAGCTGTTTGTTTTTGTTTCTTTATCGCTGGCACAGTAGCCGTAAGCGTCAATCATTTACCGCTAGATTATTATGCGCGTGAAGCCTATGTTGTTGTCATGGCTTTAGCTATGTTGAGCGGTATGATGATTTACTGGGTCGCTGATTTTATTATCAGTGATTGAAAGTTATAACTTGTTACAACTATTTGGAGTGTTGAATTATGATGACTATAACTAGGACAGACCCGATTACAGGGAGAACTAACTTTCTGGGTTTAGATATCACCGAAGAACAGCTACGCTCATGGCACAATGGTGAGTTAATACAGGACGCTATGCCTAATTTAACTGCGGATGAACGGGAGTTTATAATGACAGGCATAACTTCGGACTCTTGGAAATTTTTATTTTTAGGTGATAAGGAAAATTAAACGGCGATTGAAACTTAGAATTTATAACTTGTTACAACTATTTGGAGTGAAGAACTATGTATAAAACTCACGGCATAGCTTGCCAACAATACGCGCAGCGGAGTGCTGAAAATTTATTGGATGTTATCCTGATGGTCGTGCTTAGCATTCAGCAGAATTGGCTGGGCGTTGGTGATCAAATGGTAGACGTTCGCAAACTCAAAGCGAAGAGCCGTTTTTTGTGGGGTAATAAAGCGAAGACCTATGCGTATCTAAAAGCTAACAAGCGTAGGCTATACACTGAGATGATGGCTATCATTGGCGATGATGTTTACGATGACTTCAAAGCCAAAAGGTTAATGGATCTTTTCTTAGATGTTGATGGTTTAGGCTTACCGAAAGCCGGATTCGTTTGCCAGTTGGTAGCAGGGTTGGTCGGCTGTATGGACGTTCATAATATCCGGCGACTAGGCGTTGACCCTAAGACGTTATCGCTGTCGAAGAAACCCAAGACGGCTAAAGGTATAGCGGCTAATGATAAACGGATTGTGGACTACGTGAATCTATGCCACGACTATGGCACTGAGGAGCTGTGGAATACATGGTGCGATTTTCTTTCTACTAAATCGGCACGATGGCAGGATGGTAATCACGTTAGCGAAGTACACTATAGTTATCTAACTGGTAAATAGTTGTAACTGTTATAACTTTTAATATAAGTATTTAATATTGACAATATTAAGTTAAAGACTTAATATGTTTAAACATTATAAACAACAGGAGAGTAAGATGAAAATTACCAAGCAAGAATACATAGAATTGCAAAGCGATTTAGCTGAGTTGCACGTTGAAGAAACAGTCAGCGATCCTTGGGGGAAAGGTTTAATATTATGCGGAGATCCTGAAGGCGTTTATACTTACACTGATGAAGCCCAAGAAGTTTTTAATGCTGCGTCGGATGCTATTGATTTTATTTTGCGCCAGTACTTAGAGGTAGGAGAGTAAGATGACAGTCAGAAAAGTTATGGATCATGGCGCATACCAGGCTAAAACTAGAACCATGCGCGAAGAAGAACTGTACTACGCCATGCGAGATTGTAAAGATGTTATGGCAGCAAATCCCGGCGGTATCAACAATGGATACTATGCCGATGAGATCAATTACTGTGGCATGGAATTGCACAGAAGAAGAAGGAGGGGTTAAAGTTATGACTACATCTAGACAACATTACAAACAGTACTTCCGCGATGACTCTATAGATTGGGAGTCTCATGGGATAACTCATGAGCAACTGTTAGAAGATAGTTTCTTGCGCTTCGAAGAAGGCATCAGCTTAATGACTGACAGTCAGCTAGGCGCTAAGATAAGGCAAGTAAAAGAAAAAGATGCTATCGAAGATGGTGCAGAGAAATGTTTCTACATGCCAGACTATACCGCGCAGGAACTAGGTGAAGTCTGGCGCAGAAAATATCAAGACAACTGGTACGGATGTTAAACTAAAACAAACTAAGGGATAGACCATGAAAAAGAAACAGGTGTTCAAAACAGTAGCAACCCATCTGCTAAAACAGAATGCATTAAGTACAGATGGAGGCGGCAATCAGTGTATGTACAAGAATGGCAAAGGTATGTTCTGTGCTGTAGGGGTGCTGATAGATTATGACTATTATTCTTGGAATTTAGAAAGCCTTCCTGCTGATTCGGTTGAAGTTATAAAAGCACTTAACAAATCGTTAGGCACCAAGCTGACTCGTAAGGATACTGATCTATTGATCTGTCTACAAAATATCCACGACTATGCTTCTGTCGATAGTTGGTATGAAGAACTAGAAGATCTTGCAGTGATGACGTTTGCTAAAACACTTGACGACTTGGGGGTAAGTGTATGAAAGTAATACTGTTTGTATTTCTAATAGACTTTGGGTGGCATGAGTTTGGTAGCTATAGTTCTTTTGATGAATGCAAAAGAGTGAAGTCAAACGTGTTGTATCCAGAGGACGGTAGGTTGGAGGGCTTTTGCTGCCTCTTAACTGAATCTAAATGTACACTTGAAGATCTTGGAGTGGAGGCATAAGTATGTATAGAATAGATGTAATAATAAGTATATTGATCATGGGCTTGTCTAGTCTTGTTGTATGGCTTGCTCCTCACGATGGTGCGTTCACTGCACTTGGTGTGATTTGTTTTCTCTATGGTGTGGTGCTGCTTGGCATATGTGTAAATGAAAATAAAGAAGAGACAAAATAAATGGACGATTGTTATGAGTTCAGGTGTGAAGACTGCAATGGAATAGCAAAGGTAAGGGATAGTAAATTGTTTTATTGCGCGAGTTGTTGGTTTAAAATCTTTAGCAACAGGAGAAAAGCAAATGGAAAATGATGCGCTACACCGCAAGGCCCAGGCTGAAGCGTTATATTATTTAACTGAAAAGGAAGTAGAGCGTAAGGTAAAGAGGCGACACATGGTACTGACTGTAATAGTTTTTAGTGCCATAGGTCTAATGTTAATAGCTATAACAGCGGAGTAAAAGAACCATGAACGATGAACAAACAGAGGCAGTAGTGAATGCGCTATTAATTATGCAAGAGAGTTTGCAGGATATCAGCGCCACAATGAATGCGATATTACTTTTAGCACAACAACAGGAGATAGAAGAATGAAAATGTACATAACAGAAACAAGTGATACTGAAGCAGTAGTTACTGAACAAGTAAAGAGGAAACGTGGTCGCCCACCTAGTGGCCTGACTAAAAACGAATTAGCTACAAGGAGTAAAGCTAACTTGGATGTTAAGAACCTAGCTATCAATGGCGAACTTCTACAGGCGTTCAATGTTGCTAAAGAAAAACACTCAGAACTTCTGGGCTTTAAGTTAACTAGCAAGCAGTTCTTTGCGGTGTTGGTTTCTGACTACAGCAGGAGCCAGAAGAATGAGAGTTAAAAAAAGAGACATTGATTCTTATCTCCATGAAGATGCAGGCAAATGGTTGGGTAGTAGATGGGGCTTAAAACAAAACAGCATTCCAGTACCAACCCCAAACCTAATCTTTAAAGTACCTGCTGCTGTTGATCGTAACCAGCCAGGAAGATTAACTATCACACAACGAGTAAGGTTAACTAGACTCAAGGCTGCTAAGGCCGCTGAAGATTTGGCTAATGGTATAATCGTTTCTGTAGTTGAGAAGTTCTGTAACAAATGTAAAGTTATTAAACCTGCTGCTGCATATGGTAGTGACAGAGGGAAAGACGATGGGCTTCAAAGGTACTGTAAAATATGTCGGCGTAAGGATACTAACGAACGCTATCATAGAAAGAAAGGAGAAAGATAAATGGAAGTTAAGAAACTTAATAGTGTTCGACTTGAGTGGGGGTATGGTGACTTGACTGTTGTGCTTCTCGCCCCTACCCATGAGAAGAAGGAAGAAAAAGAAACAAAAGAAATGCCTATCTTTAAAGGTACTTTAGAGGCTTTAAAGAACTTATAAGAAAAGTAAAAAAGATAATTGAATACAATTGTTAACAACTTTAAAGGCAGTATAAGCAAGTTAATTTTGTTGTCAAGTGTGGTTTTATTGTTGACACTATAGATCGTTTAAGTTAAACTAATTTTAAATCAACCGGAGTAGTTAGTATGAGTACAGTAACCCCAATGTTTAGTAACAATTCAGCCCTTAAAACTATAAGAGATGGAGGTTATGGGTCAGCAGATTTCGATATAGATACTGCGGAGTTGACTTACACCCCGCGAAAGTATCGGGATGGTGATGTGATCTATCAAGATCCTCAATCTAGTTCTAAGACTGTTGTGTATAGAACTGATACTGGTGCAGAGTTAGGTGTGCATGGTCAAGGCTACAAGGCAGTGCCGCCCAAGCACATGATAGATGTTACAAGAGATATCTTGGAGCGTTCTGATCTGTGCTTGAACAACATGAGAGAACGAATAGATACATCTCATGACGGTGCTAGGACTTTTGTGCAGTACACTCTGCCTGAGCACACCTATGAAACTGGTGACGGTGATACCGCAGCACTGAGTTTGTTAGCTCTTACATCGACTGATGGTACATGGCCGTTTATGATTAGTGCGGCTGCTAATCAGTGGGCTTGTACTAACAAACAGGTCTTTGTTACTGGTGCTGTATCAATCTATAAAGCTAAACACACCCAGGCTTTAGACATTGAGCATGGAGGTAGGGTTATCACTAAATCTCTAGCGGTCTTTGAACAAGAGCGTGAGCTTTGGAAAGTTTGGCAGCAGTTGGAACAGACTGATCGCCTGGCATTTGATTTCTTTGCAAGGACTTTGAAGGCTACTACAGCTTTAGAACTTTCTGTTGAGGGACATCAGCCAGAAGATATCTTAAACAAAATGCCACGCCGTAACACTAGCTTAGAATACATGTGGAACAAGTACACTTCTGTGTATAGGAAAAGGCTGGGCAATAACTTCTGGGCTGTTTACAATGCTATGACTGATTGGTCTACTCATGCAGGGACTGCTAGAGAATCTACTATGTCTAACATAGCTTCAGTCAAGAACCAGAGACACGAAGCTATCCGGTCTGCCATTGTGTCTAGTGAAATGAGGCAGGCTGCATGACGTTTATCCTTTTTGGACAGACGTTAACCTTTGAGTTCAGGAATGGTGTTGGTATTGATTTAGAATTTACCAGCACCAAACCTGTGTGGGTCACAAGGGATAACGTAGAGTTGGAGGTAGCAGAGTTTGAGGGGATGGTGATTAGCCTTCCCTTTATTGTTATCAGCTATGGCCTTTGTTATAAAACTGAGGATTAATTTAAAATAAATAGGAGGCAGTATGAAAAAGAAAATATCAGCGTGGTTAGCTGCAAGGAAAGCACAGTTCTTAATGATGTGTGATGACATACATCAGATGCTGACTGAAGGCAGTGAAGAACTGAGAGATTATCTAGGTGTAAGAACATTCCAGATTTTGAGGGGCTTAGTTATAGCAGCCTTTTTCTTTGGGGTTGTTGCTCTAATGTCTGTGATGTTTTAAAGCAGTAGAATAAACTTGACAGGTTTTCCTGTCTTTAGTAAAATTATATTTCATTTTTTTAAAAACTAAAGGAAAAAGATAATGGCTATTCTTCAAGGCGAAGCATATTGGGCAGCAGTAACAACTCCCAACACAACCTTTGAACCGGTGTACTCTGTCAATCTTGTTGTCAATCAAGAGGTTGCAGATGACTTCCAGTCGAGGGGATTCACCATCAAGACTATGGATGAAGGCCCAGCTATCATCATCAAACGTAAGGTCAACGGCCCCAACGGGATGATACGTCAAGCACCTAAGCTAGTAGACAGGCATAAGAATGCTCTCGATGCTAGAGTAGGGAACGGCTCAAGCGTTAGGGTACAGTACAAGGAGTGGGAATCTACATGGAAAGGACAGGTCTTTAAAGGCTTAGACTTCCAAGCAATGCAAGTAGTTGACTTGATAGAAGTAGGTTCTGCTGATGGTGCTGAGTTTGATGACATCGATAGTGACATGGAGGATGAACTATAACTATGAATACTATGGAAATAGATGGCGTAGTACACGATGTCTCATTGTTTTCCCAGGAGGGGCAGCAGATCTTTGCTGTCCTTCTTGAGAACAACAAGAGACTACAGGAAGCTGAGATAGTAACTACTATCTATAAGGCTTCGGCAATTACTTTGATTGAGAGTCTAAAGAAAGAAGCGGCTCAACTATACAAAGAACCTGAGTCTCTGGGAGAAGAGCCTGAGTCTCTCGAAGAAGAGACTGTTTCGGACTACTAACTTTGCCAAATAACTAAGGAACAATCATGGCATTCGTAAAACTACATCAACCCTGTACATTATGTGCGTCTAGTGATGGCGCTTCTATAAACGATAACGGATCTGCCCACTGCTTTAGTTGCAACCAGCACATCCACGATTACTATGCAGGAAAGAATGAAGAAACTGAATTTGAAATTCATAAGAGGAATAAAAAGATGGAGGGATCTGGTAGCTCTTCTTCTCAATCATCGTTGATCTTTACTGAACTCACTGACCGTAAGCTAAGTCTAGCAACCGCTAAGAAGTATGGCGTTAAAGCAACCTTAGTAAATGGCGTGGTAGCTAGTCACCACTACCCTTATTTTAATGGGCATGAACTAGCAGCCACTAAAATCCGCAAAAAAGATAAGGCTTTTACTTGGTCTGGGACTCCTAAAGAAGTAGGACTCTTTGGCGAGAACCTCTTCAAAGCTGGCGGCAAGTTCATTACACTGACAGAAGGTGAGTGTGATGCTATGGCAGCTTATGAACTGATGGGTAGCAAGTGGCCTGCTGTTTCAGTTAAGTCCGGCGCTGCTGGTGGAGTCGGTGATGTTAAAGCTAACTTAGAATATCTTGAATCCTTTGAAAATGTTGTCATTAACTTTGACAATGATAAGCCAGGAAAAGAGGCAGCTATAGAGATAGCAAAGCTCTTGACTCCGGGCAAAGCTAAGATCATGTCACTGCCTGTAGATTTCAAAGATGCTAACGATATGTTACGTCAGGGTAGACACTCGGCATACGTCAGTAGCTTCTGGGATGCTAAAATTTATACACCTTCTGGTGTCTTGAATCTGTCGGATCAGTTCCTAGCTTATCAAGAGCTACGGAACAACAAGGTAGAAGCTATACCTTACCCGTGGTTTGGACTGAACACTAAGCTAGAAGGCATGAGGGCAGGAGAGTTAGTCACGCTTACTGGAGGCACAGGCTTAGGTAAGTCCTCTGTCACCAGAGAGATCGAGCATTGGTTGATAGAGCAGACTGATGATAACGTAGGTGTCATAGCCCTTGAAGAAAACTGGTCGAGGACAGCAGAAGGTATCATGGCTGTCGAGGCTAATGCTAAGCTACATCTTGATAGTGTTAAGGCTAACTACACTGATGAAGAAATGGATAGCTACTTCAAGAAAGTATTCATGGGTGATAATGATGGGCGTGTTTGGATTCATGCTCATCACGGTGTTAACAACGTTGATGACATCTTTAGTAAGCTGCGCTACATGATCATAGGTCTTGATTGTAAATGGATTGTAGTCGATCACTTACACATGCTAGTTCTATCTACCTTAGAATCTGATGAACGTAAAGCTATTGACGGTATCATGCACAGGCTCAGAACTCTTGTCGAAGAAACAGGGTGCGGTATGATCCTTGTCTCACATCTACGGAGAGTTGATGGTAACCGTGGACATGAGAACGGTATAGAGACAGGGCTTAATCATCTACGTGGTAGTCAAAGCATTGCCCAGCTTAGTGATTGTGTCATCGCTCTTGAACGTAACCAGCAGGCTGACGATGATATAGAAGCATCGACTACTAAGGTGCGTGTCCTTAAATCTAGGTACACTGGAGATGTAGGTATAGCTACTCACTTGCTCTATGATCAGGAGACAGGTAGGCTACGTGAAACACACCTGCCTGATGGTGATGAGTTTACTGGAGATGAGCTATGAGTAAACCACCTTACGGAAGCTACAAGTTGTTCAATGTTATTAAACAAGTAAGAGAGTCAGCCCCTCCAGGTTCTGACTATTCCTTTGCTGAACCTACTAGGTTTGGTTTGACTTGGGAGGGCTTTCTCTTTGCTAAAACTAAAACGATGTTCCGGCCTTTAGGCATACTTGACTGGGCTTGGTATACTCCTGCGAAACTGAGGGATGCTGCGTTGGATAACAATATTAGTGACTACTACACTGGGATGTTAGATGATCCTAGAAGCCCTGCAAATAAGTGGAAGGATAAAGAAGAGGAGAAGAAGAAGAAAGCTTACTACGCCTACAGAGCAGCTTGGGGTGTGGGAGGAGTACCATGAGTAACCTAGTGTTTGACATAGAGGCTGATGGTCTTACTCCAACTAAAATACATTGTATAGTTGCTATGGATGTAGACACTAAGGATGTGTTTACGTTTGACAACACTCAGTTGGATGAAGGTTATAACATGTTACAAACTGCAACCAAACTGATTGGTCATAACATCATTGGCTATGACATCCCTGTAGTTGAACGGCTAGGACACATAGATCTTTCTGACAAAAAGATTGTCGATACACTGGTGTTGTCCCGTTTGTTTAAGCCTACAAGAGAAGGTAACCACGGCCTAGAAGGTTGGGGCTATAGGCTAGGCTTTAAGAAAGGAGATTATGGCGAACAGGAACAAGCCTGGGAACACTATACTCCTGAGATGTTAGAGTATTGTAAGCGCGATGTTGTACTGAACCATAAAGTTTATAATGCTTTAAAGCATGAGAGCAAAGGCTTTACTCCCACGTCTGTTAGGATAGAACACCAGACTGCTAAGATCATAGACCAGCAGCGCAACACTGGGTTTCTTTTAGACATCAGAAAATCTATGGGTCTTGTTGCTATGTTT